GAAGCCGTCTTTCTGCTGCAACTGCTAAATTGGCAGATGATTCTGCGGCAGCTGATACAAATTTAACACTCTCTTGTTCTGCCTTATTCTTTAAAAGTACTGTATAAGCGGCCTTCTTATTTTTAACTAATCCAGCTAATTGATAATAATAACCAGCTAGCATGGCTTTATGCGCTGTTAATTCCTTCTGGAACTCGTCTACCCGCTTAATATTATTAATGTCTACCTTAAGCATGAGTTTGCTGGCATTTTGAATTGCTTTAATATTCGTTTCTACAATTTTTTCAATTTTGTCTAACGATGCAGAGTTGTCTTTATTAAACTGTTCTATCAATTTTTCCAATTCCATATCAAACTCCTTTAGAATATTATTAAATGGTTGATATTGTTATTTGATCGGTTATAATATCATCTAATGCCTGTCTTATGTCTTTACCATCAATCTCATTTCCTACACAATCCCAACCAGGTGTTTTTGATCTGGCAAACAACTCTATACGTGGAAGGTCTCCCATAAGTTGCACAATTTTATCTCTTGTGCAGTCTGGTTTCTTGCTATGACCAGCTATAGGCTCTTGTATTAACTGGAACACTCCAGAGGATTGTCTACTTGGTTTACCCTTTACAGCTATAAGGCATGGTTCAGTATTTCCACGTGTCCATCTTCCCAAACCATAAAATGGTTTACCATTCTTTTTGTTTAATTTTAACCATTGAAACCCAATAGACTTATACATAAATCCCCAAGCCTTAATAAGTGTTAAAGATTCTATCAACATTGGATAAGTTGTCCACAGAAAAAGTATCGCATTGTCATCACATATTTGATTCACCTTAAGACTACAAAGATCATCTATACTTAAAGTGGCATAGTGTGATTCGCAGTTGCCGTTACATCCTTTGTCATTATATGCCCAAGGTGGATCAGCATAAACAATTTGATATTTTTTTCTAGTAAACAATTCGTATTGATACATAGTTATTCTTTAGTATTAACTACTATCTCGTCTTTAGGCGGAAGATTAAAAAACATTTTCCTGGCTTCTGTAACAGTTAATACACTCTCATCCTTACCGATTAACATATTAGCAATTCTAGACCGGTCATAATTCAACTTCGTACCAAGCACATTACAGGTTATTTCTGTGTCTAGTTTTTTAAAGCCTTTTCTAACCAATGTATTTGTATACATAAAAGACTCATATTCTAAAATAGGCATAACCACATTTTCTAAAAATCTAGCCTTTTGTTCTCTAGCATTTAAAGAACCAACATCTTGTACCAGATTTAACATGAACGGTGGCACTTTAAATACGGACGCTATTTTTAAACCAACCCAGCGTTGTGCATCAATAACATCTGTTGCGTTCCAAAATGGGATGTCTTTTAATTCTACCTCTTTATTAATGCCCAATATTTTTGCACCTTCTACCATTAATGCATTCATGTATTCAATCATTTCTTCCAGTTCTTGTTTACCAACATTTGAGCCTTTTTTAAAAGACATAAATGCTGGCTTATAAAAACCCCTACGGATAAAATCAGCGAATTTCTTAGATGATTCTTTATCACTAACAATGTCATTATATGCCCTCTCTAAAGGACTATTAGCCAAAGTAGAATCGCTGTCTTTGTTAATACAAAAATGCATTACTTCTTTTAAACTTAGTTCAATATCTTGATTATTAGCATCCTGTTTGAAGGTAGACGAAGATCCCAATTTTAAGAATTTATATGTAAGGGGTTCTTTGTCTGTGATTCGTAAAGTATAACCTGGAATAACAACTAAATCATAGGGTTTATTATTTTTATACTCAATAATACAAGCCCCATTTCCCCACTTTAACATATCTTTTAAATATTGTTTACGAATCATAAATAATGGTTCTTTATCCGATGGGTACTTTAAAAACGAATTAATAATATCATTTTCTGGGTCTGTATATAATCTGTGTTTAACAACCTCATCAACAATAGTTTCTACACAGACATCTACCCAAACAGTAGACATAATTAATTCACGTAATTGAGACACAGATAACGAGCTGTAGGGTTGATATGTGGCCACGCTTGACCCAAAGCTGACAGCATCTGTTTTTCTGTCTCGAACCTGTTCTAACTCCTTTAACCTAACAGCAGGTTTACGGGCAGTTTTTTTAGTTGTAGTTGCGGGTTTTCTTGGCATTTTAGTATCCTCCTATAAATTATTTGCCAGCTAAAGCTAAGGGTTCTCCATCCGACTCTTCCGACATGGAACTAACAATTCCGGCGAGACAATCCGCCAGATCTTTACTCCCAAGGTTGATTCCCTCTTCTCGCATTCTCCATTTGCTTTTTCTCGGATGGTCTACTTTTTTCTTTTCATTAATAATTAACTCAGTTAATTCACGTATTACTGGTGGGTATAAATATAAAGAAATATCTGTTCTATATATAAAATCTTTAAGGGTGTCATAGGGCCCGCTATTCTTTTCCAATGAAATAAGCTTGGCCTCAATGCCATATTTCTCGCAGATATTAAGAAATAAAGCAGAATTCCAACCATCTGCTGTAATTTTTACAATTGGAAATTTGTATTTTTTCAATAAATTTGTAATAACAAAATCTAAAATTGTATTTAAATCAATTTCTTTTGGCATTCCATCCTCAGGACGAGGTGCTCGTATTTGTAACACCAAGTCTATATAAATTTTAACCTTATCTAAAATATTATAGGAATGTCCTAGCACTAATCCAGCACAGTCTACCACACCCCTAGAAAGGTCTATATGGATATAATACTGTGCATTTGCATGACGTTCTTTTTCTAGACGAATTCTTTTTTCTAAATCTTCGGAAGGATTTTCTTCATACAATTTTTCTAACATTTCAATTTCATACGTATGATAAGGTCTAAACCAATGTTCAAAATCTTCGCTTAAAATATCATGCGTCCAAAATCTTTGAAATCCCTCCTCGCTAAGATTTTCTGGTAAGATTATTGGAGATTGCCTATCATAGTTAATACAATCAGTTATTCTATCTGCCCTTTTTATAAAATTATTTGCACGAAATTTTGGTATTTTGCACTCATACATTAACATTGCTGTAGCTGGATCTTCATCAAAATCCTCTTGATAGGTTTCTTTATAAACAACATGTTTTTTCAATTCATCTGGACAGTCTTTAATAGACCGAATGTCCCAAGTGGCGGCTCTATCAAAATAGACTTTATCCATCTGCCCCTCTTCCGCCTTATCAATTAGATATGCCATATAATCATTTGGAGATGTCAAATAAGATATGTAGAATAATTTATAATGTTTAGGGCAACGAGTTTTGGCAGATGTACGAATATGTTTCCTGATATTCTCTGCTTGGTCAAAACGAAATGACCCAATTTCGTCAAATACGGCAAAGACAGTGTTTTTCCCCTCAGCCTTATACTCCCGAGAATTTAAGCTCCAGGCCCTAATATTCTTTGGGAAAAGGATGGCATTACGAATAATATCCCTATCTATATTCATTCCAAGAGCCTCAAAAAAATTCTTTCCTGTTACAGGATCGTTGGCCTGTTTAACCATACGTATAAACTTCTCAAAAAATACAGACTTTGCTTGGTCTCCATCAAACGCTACATTCACAACGTCTATAGGTTCTCCACTTTTTATTCCTAACACATCCTGTGGATCATTTAATGAGCATAACCAATACACGATATAACACAATAAACAAGCAATACTAATATCTTTACCGGCCCCTTTACCCCAAGCCAGAATAAATTCACAGAACTTATCGCTTAGCATAGATGCGTCTTTATTAAACGCCGCATTTACGGCCTTTTGCTGACGTGGAAAAAGCGGCATATGTATCCAGTCTCGAAAGAAAATTTCAGGCGAGACGGGTTTTTGCCAGAATTTACCAGACTGCTTTGAATTGGTTTCTTCTGCGGTATCCCAAAAGGATTCCCACTCGTTTATATAATCTTTCGACATTAAATATTAATCTCCGAATCAGCTGTTAAATCTTCTACAATTTCTTTTGGTTTTGCTATCTTCGGTCTCGTAGCCGAAAATTCTGCATCTACAACACCTTCTCCATTAAGCGTTTGAATATCAATAGTTTTAAGTCGTTTAAAAGCATATCCACGTTTATCTTCCGGGATTAAATCCATAACAATCCCCTTAAAAATTTCCATAACACTTTTTAATACATCAAGAGATACATAATGTTTATCAATTAAAGCTTGCGGATTAAAGATACTTAATAATTTTGCCTCTTTGTCAATTCTGTCGAGTATCGCTTTTAAAGCATCTATACGAGCCGTAATATACGTTGGATATTTTGGTTCTTGATTAAGCAAACTAAACTTTTTTCTAATATCTCTTAATTTAATACGATTTTCAGAAGATTTATTTTCAGCGTATTCCTGCTCTACTTGTAATAATTCATCTTTTGCCTTTTTTAAATCATCCTCCCAAGCTTTTATTTTAGCTTGACTCTCAACAACCTTATCTTGAATATCTTTATAAAGCGTCCAATATTCGTTCTTAATAATATTAATTTCATCTAATAACTGTTCTACTCTGGCAAATTGCCGTTTTGCAAGCTGAGAGTTGTGAATAATTAAACTCGTATAACGGGCCTGTAAATATTGAACATCTGCTAAAGCCGTATTATAATGTACATTAAGTATTGTAGAAATTTGATGGGGCGTTTTACCCTTTAACATTAATTCCCGAGTTTTTTCTCTACGCTCTTGAATTTCTGTTTTTGATGGTCTGCCACCTTGTGGATTTGTCATTAACTAGCCTCCGAATCACAGTTTTACAAGCATTCCAACCCTTAAAATAATCGGCACTTGGAATATCCTCTGGAAAAATTTTATCTTCTAAGAGTTCATAAAAAGCTAACCCTCGACCTAATAAAAGCAATTTTTCTAAAATTTCCGCCCGAGTCAATCCAACCTCTCGAACAATTTCTTGAATAGTATAATGCGCTAAAATACATTTTAATAATTTAATCTCTTGCGGTGTTAAATACTTGACCAATAAACTTGGCACTGTAATAGATAATTTAGCTAAATCTAAAAACTTTTTCTTATGCGGAGATCTTCCCATAAAATTAGTCCTCTTGTGGAAGCACTGTTAAATCAGATAAAAGTTTTTTCTCGTTTAAAAGTCTTCTATATTGATTAATTAAACGGCTTTTAAAAAATACATACCATTGATTTTTATTCCCCGTATCGGCTATTGTTCCGGATTTTAAATGCGTTAAATATAACACTACAAGTTCATTATAAAGATCTTCTTTTGAATAAACTGGATGTTTCATACTTTTACTAAAAACATGAGACAAATAACTCATAATTTCTTCAATTTCATCTGGTATCTTTTTCATACCCATGTCCTTTGTTATTAAAAAGTTATTGTGGAACTTGTTCCAATACGGTTTATTCCTAAGCGCACCAATTTTTTTACATGATCATCTGTTTTAATACCACCAGACGCTTTAAGTTTAATATCTACAGACAGATCCGATAATAAAGCTTTTAAACTTAGGATTGCTGGATATAACCTTTTATCAAAATCTTGTTTAATTAAACCCGTATTTGTTTTTAAATAATCAATATTAGCTTGTTTTAATAAATCAATAATTTCAAATAACGGAACGTCTTTCTTAAAAATAGTTCCAAGTTCAATAATAACTTTTATTGGTTTCGGAGTATAATTTTTTAAACCTTTTAAGAATTTATGTATTTTAACGAACTTTCCGCTGACGTACCAATAAAATGGAAAAACTATATCAAGCTCATCTACATATTTAGAATCCAATAGATTTTTCATTTCAGTTATATCTTGATTTTTATATAATCCTAGCACCAGTTGAAATTTTTTATTTTGTTCTGTAAATAAATGAAATGTATGAATTGGCGGAAATCCTGCGATGGTAATTAGTTTTAAATCGGGTTTTCTGTATTTATCTGCCACTCTTAAACTACAGGGTTGGAGACAAACCCCAGCATAATTATTTTTATTTGCCACTTCAATCAAATTTTTAATATCCTTTGATTTCGGAGATGTTAAATTTGTGTATTCTATATATCTTGAGTAATTTGGCATTTAATTCTCCCAAAGTCTAAAACCTAGACTTAACAAATTTAACCCGAGTATAAAAATACATATACTTAATGTTAAAATAATTAAAATTGGTGTAATTAAAAAAGTTCCTAGTAATAAAATAGTGATACTAAATAGATTTTTAAAAATTGAAGGATGGTGCATAAAAAACCCTATATTAAATACAATTAAACACCAAAAGTTATTTGTTCCCATTATATAACTTATTATTAAATATACACTTTCCCTTAACAATTCTCTTTAAATCTACATCAAAATAGCCATTATCATAAAAATAAACCACTGCAAACCCATGCGACCATTTATTTGGCCTATTTTTACCATAAGCCGGTGCAAGGTTACACAAACAACCTAAACAATACCCAACTAAAGCAATTTCTCTGGCTGGTGATTCGGAACATTGAAATCTTGGTGAATGCATATCAGCGTGTAAGACGTTGGTTTGAAAAGCATCTAAATGAGCCTTAACATAATTTTGATTATGGTACATTCCATGCGTAAAGCATAATCGTCCAATACGCTCAATGTGATTAATCTCAGTGTATACCTTATAGCCACGCTCATCTAATTTTAATTCAATTTTTGGATTTAGCATATCTTCCAGCACTGGAGTTTCTTCTACTAATTGAAAATACCAATCCTCATGATTTCCATAAAAAAATCTTTTATCGCACTCTTTGGAAAGTATAGAATCAAACATATCTAAAAGTCTATTCCCCTCAATATAATCATTTTTCATTCTTTTATTTTCAAGCGTTTTCTTTTTATCACGTAACCAATGACTGATGGGCTCCATATCCATATAGTCACCTAAAAGGATAAATCCTTCGGGATTTAAGTCTTTGGTTATTTGTAATACTATATTAACAGCCGATTCATCCATGTATGGCACGTGATAATCCGCAGTTACTACATAGGTTTTAAAAGGCTTGGGGCTATTCGGCTGTCTTTGGCTTGTTTTTATTTTCCAATCAATCGGTTTAATATCATCCAGAAATTTCACAGGTGTTTTAGATACTTTTTGAGATTTAATATATGTGTGTTTAATATTATAACGTCTTTGGGCCTTATCTACAGCGTCCAAAGTAGTATTGAGCTTTTTTGCTATATCACTATTGGTTAAATCTGAATTTGCGGAATAAGCTTTTAAGATCTCAATTTTTTCAGGTGTCCAAACCTTAGGCATAATCATTACCTCCCTTAAATATATATTAAACTTATTTGCCAGCAGAATCAACACCAAATGCAATTGTTTTACCATCTGGTGCTTTAACGATTAGATGATAGAATTCATCTCGATATTGTCCCGTACCATTACAAGCTTTGCACTCAACTTGATCTAAAGATCCCAA